ACCTACGCATCGCCGCCGACCAGATCGGCAGCCTGCACGGTCTGCACGACGAGTTCAACGGCTGGCCGCGCTTCCTCAGCGGTGCGACGCGCCAAGAGTTGCTGTTGGTGCTGGCATGGTGCGCACGCTGGAGCGACAGCACGCCCGACGAACTCAGCGCCATCAAGAACATGGCCGCACTGCTGCGCAGCAAGGTCAAGATCGCCGACTGGCCCGGCCTCAGCCGGATGCAGATTGCCAACCTACAAAACATGATTGAGGACGCGCTCTATTACGCCGTCCCGGAGGTGACAAGATGAACGCAAATCAACAGGCGATCATGGAAAGATATATGCGCCCGCTGAATCAGCGTGTGGAGATGTCTCGCCAGTTGGCGATGGCGCCGGTTTGCACGTGGACGCTGAATGTTGATGCGCACCTGTATGAGCCTGAGTTCTACGAGGCAGAGTGCGGACAGGCGTACATGTGGTTTGATGGCGGGCTAGAGGCGAACCACTATCATTACTGCCCGAACTGTGGGCGTCCGATTCGTGAAGCGGAACAGGCGGAGGCGCAGCGCAGCTTGCTGGCTGCCAACTATTACGTGATCGAGCAACACGTCAGGCGGCGCAAAAGCGCCGCATAGCGGGAAGAATTGCCGTGGCTGGTGGTGATGACACCGGCCACGGCGGAGGAGTGCGAAGTCGCCGCACTCGACGCCATTGTATCAGGCGGATTGCAGCGACAGCAATCCGCTTTTTTGTTGGCTGGAGGCAAGATGCTCGAAAAGCAACTCACGCAGGAAATCGAGATTATCAACCGCACGCTGGCGGCGTTCGGCGTGGACGCCGGAACCCGCCCAAGCTGGACCACCGTCGCCGGGTTGAGCTTTGTCGCCTACGGGCTGCGCACCGGCCCGGCGCCGATTCGCCAGCGACCGCAGCGGCCCGTCCTGTGGACTGTGCAGACGGTTGGAACGCTGCACAGAGGACACACACAGGACGGGCGCAAGCCAATTCTATCAGTCGAAAGGACACACGACAATGCTACAACAAGACATTTCACCAAACCCACAACTGAATACTAAGGCGCGGTCATTCTGGCTGCAAATGGAGCTTTTCGACGTTGACGCGCCTATTGTGCTGGTCGCAGAAACGCCACGCCAGCTACCGCAACGTTGCCCGTTGTGCTGCGCAATCCTGGCGCACGACGGCGAACGCGAGGAGTGCCCCAACTGTGGAATGACAATGGAGTGGTAGCCATGACAACTCAATACTTTGTTCGGAGCGTATCAGTGTGCGCTGAGTGCAATGGCGACGGGGTGGTGACGCACCCGGATTGGGCCGATTTCTTTCGGCTGCCGGACAACGCCAGTTGGACACAGAGCGAGGTTGACGTGTTTTTCAACGACCGTGGCTATGACATGCCACCGGATGAGGAGATTCCATGTAGCGAATGCGGTGGCACAGGCAGGATTGAAAGCGAGGCACCGCTTCTTGAGGCGCTGGCCGCTGTGGGTTGGACGGTGACGCCATGACGAACACACCCGAAACCTTGACCTGGCTGTTGTCGGGCGTCCTGGTGACGGCCGTCCACGAGGGGTGCGAAACGACAATCTCGTTGACCTGCACGACGCGCCAGACGGTTGACGACGCACGAACGGCGCTGACGGCGCTGCTGAAAGCGATACACCGAGCGGCGAACGAACGCCGGAACCTTACGCAGAATCCACGATCCAGGTTAGTTGACGATAAGGAGGTGACGGTATGAGGCTATCACTGACGCGTGCGGAAACCAGGCTACTCTGGCTGGAAGTCTGCGCGCTGGTTGAGGCGTGCGACATCGCGCAGCAGACCGGCGAGCATATACGCCCACCAGAGGAAGAGAAAATTTTCCGGCGCCTGCGGGACAAACTGGAAGAGGCGCTGGACAGAAAGACGAACCCGCGGACGCCAAAGCCACAACCACCGGCGCAGACGCTGGAGCAATGGCGGGAAGAGCAACACGACTACATAGACCTTCTTATGGGTTGGAAGAAGTAGGGACAGTATGACAACGCTTGAGCTACGACTTGACGGCGCAGCAGCGGCTGACGTGCTCGATGACCTGGCGATTGACGCCGAGGGCGGAATGTTCGACCAGGCGCTGCTCAACCTGCTGCGCGACCACTTGCGCAGAATGGGGGACTTTCGAGATTGGCGGATTGTGAGCGCACGCGTGGACGTGCAGGAGGAAATCCCATGAAGAAAATCTACATGGTGCAGGTAATGATTGAATGCGTAGCCTGCGCGGGAATCGGCGTGATTGGGGAGCAAACCTGCACCCAGTGCGGCGGTGAAGGCTACACGGCGTATGAGGAGGTTCCGCTAGAGGTTGCACTGCAAGCATTGGGTGTCAACCTGGATGTGCTGCGTCTCATGCTGGCCGACTGGCAGTTCTTCAAGGGCGATGAAGCATGAACCCGCTACGCTACTTTGACCCGCTGAAGTGGATTGACGACCTGCTTTGCACCCTGCACAACGGCGGCGGCGTGCGCCTTGAATGGCTTGGCGGACTGGACGGCGCCGACGCTGAACGCATGTTGCGTGCGCATGGCGTGAAGGTTTGGGGACGACTGTACGCTTTTGAGGACGGCGACCGCTACGGGCTGACTGTGCGCAAAGCACAAGCAAAGTGGGCGGCTGGATTGTTGGCGGGGCATGGCTGCGCCGTGCTGGTGGGGCCAAAAGCTAAACCGGTGCGGCCACGCTACAACTGGGGAGCTCCTGCACCTGCACAGGGTTTTGGCGGCGCGGTAGTCGAAATGCTTGGCGGCGCGCCTGCAACAGGACGCCCACGAAGGGAACGCAGAACCAGAAACCGCAGGGGGACACGCAATGCACGACGATAACAGCTTCACCAGAGGAACGCCGGTGCGGCCCAACTTTGTCGCGCCAGTGCGGCGGCGCAAGGTCGAAGCGGCGCCGCCTGAACCACAGGAGATGACGTTACACCCACCTGTGCGGCTGGAATCCGTTGCGGCCAGCGAGACAGACCGGGCTGTCGCTTTCAATATTTCAACGGCTGGATTGGCGGCTATCGTCGGCGTCGGCGGGCTGCTACTGGCTGTGGTTGGGTGGAAAGTGCCGATATTCAGCCTGGCGGCGCTGGCTATCTTCTTCAGCTTGGCGGCGCTGATATGGGCTGGCGCCTGGCTGTTTCACAACCTGGCGTCACCGGACGGTATCGGGCTACTTGGTGTGCTGCTGCAATACCGACTCCTGCGACATGAACAGCGTTCACGGCTTGACCGGCTCGACTCAATGATGGACGGTGAGAGATGGCACGAACAATGAACTACGTCATACCGGCGGAATTGGAACGCACCGAGGCGATTGCGGCGACGGCGCCGACTCGACACACACCGTTGCGACAGGTGGCGCAGAAACTCACCCGCCGCGGCGTCATGGCAGCAAAGGCGGAACTCGCAAACACGGCGCTGTTGGCGTTTGTGGAAGTGCTCTTCGACGTGGACGCCGACCAGGTGTACGCCAACATCGACCCGGACGGGCGCATCATGATACCGGCTCCGTTCGGGCGCAATGGCGGTCTGCTGTGGGGACTGCGCCGCACCGAACAACGCGCGCTGTCCTGGCTCATGCGGCAACGCAGCGAGATGCAGGAATCGCCGCTGTTCGTCTATGACGCCGAGTTTCGTCAGTGGTTCGTCGGCGCTGGCTACACCCGGCGGTCTGCGCTGGCGTATCTGCGTGCTTTTCCCGTCGCGCTTGCGGAGTGGCGCGAGGCGTGGACGGCGACGCGTAGCACGTGGGCTAACCAAAACCTGGGTGAAGTGTAGTCGTTATGTATACCGCCGCGTAGACGTTATGTAGAACCGCGCGGCGGCTGTGGTAGGAGCGACGGGCATTTTTCAGCACTGGGGAGAGACCCCAGAAAGGAAAGGAAGGGAGTCTTAGTCCCCTTCCGAGGATTCAGTGCCTTTCGGCCGTCCCTACTCAAACGTACCTGAGCGCCTGGATTACCGTGCGCCGCTCGATCTGCGCCACCACCTGGCAGCGTTTGCCCACTTTCGCCCCCGCCTTGACGCGCACTATCACCGTGTTGATCACCTGCGCTGGGCGCAGCGTCCCCGTGTTGATGATGTAACCCGTCAGATCGAGCACATACCAGCCGTCACTCTGCGCAGTCGCCACTTGAATCACCAGATTGCCATTGACCAGGAATTCCAGATCAGTCGCCGCATAAGTATTCCCGGCTGTATCCTCGTGGATGCCGTACTCCAGCGTCAGCGCATTTACGAGATTAATCTCTAGCCCGGTCTGACCGCCGCCGTCGGCGCTCGTCACCGTCGTGCCGCCGCCCGCTCCGCTCGTCACCGTCGTGCCGCCGCCGCTCTCCGTCGTTGTGCCGCCGCTGTCTGCATTCGTCGGCAGGTTGAAATTGCTGCTGCTGGCATTGTGATACAGCCCGCCTGCCGTGCCCGCTGCGCTGAATCCGATATTGTACGTCGGATCTGTGCCGCCGCTGATCATGATGTAGTGCTGGTGATTCGGCACGTTGTGCGTGTGGTCGGCGAGCGTCACGCTATGCGTATGGTCGGCGAGCGTTACGCTGTGCGTGTGATTGGGAATATCCACTGTCGCCGACACTGTGCCGCCAATCGTTTTGGCCGTGCTGCGAAAAGGGTTAGCCTTGAAGCGCAGCAAAATCTGGTTCACGAGCGTCGTCTCGTCGCCAAGCCAGAAGCGCAGTGCAGCGCTGGCGTTGTCGTCAATCGGCTCATCGTAGACGATCGTATCGATTGACGGCCCTTGCTGCGGCAACCGCTCCATCACCATCGACTGGCGCATCTCCGCGACGATCATCTCCATATCCGTCACTGGCCAGTGATCGACTGTCGCCACCGTCAGCCCGTCCACGCGCACGCCCGCCGCATCGACCATCGTCGCCACCTCCAACACGCGCACGTCGGCGTCGATGGCGATCGGGATCGCTCCGTCGCGCGTGCGCCGCGCCTGCACCCGGATCAGATCGCCCGGCAGCAAGTCTTTGCGCACCCCGGCCACGCTCAGCGTGTACTCGTAGGCCGGCGCCCGGTTGCGGCGCAGATGCTCGACCGCCGCCGCCACCAGTGTGTTGGCTGCGCCGATTACATCGGCATCCGTGTTCGATAGCGGGCTAATGTCCTTCCACGCCGCCGCCCGTTCCACGCGCCCGTAGGCTGTCTCTGCCGTCTGATTGATGATCAGGTTGGCCGCCCGGTCGAACATCAGCGTATTGTTGTTTATGATGTAGGGATTCGCCAGCGTCGTCCCATTCGGCCACATCGTCGCCGCCGACATCGATAGCCGTGCGGCCGCGTTGCCTGCCCCAAACGCATACAAGCGGCTGATCACGTCGACGGCCTGACGTATCTCGGTAATCTCCTGGATCAAACCTACATCGGTGTTGCTTTCCATCGCCTGTGGGTCGCCGCTGATCACCGCCAACAGCGTCTGGTTGTTCGGCAGCGAGGTTAGCACATCCACGTGGCGCGGGTTGCCATTCAGTGTGCGCCGCCTGAACCATAGCGGCAGCTTATCGGTCAGCGCCGTCAGACAGCCGAGCAGATTTTCATAGCTGAAGCGCGCCATAAACGACGGCGCCGTGCCCGTCAGCGTGTACGCCCACCCTGTGGGGATATTGTTGTTGAGGAAATTCTCCAACCCGCTTTCGATCAACGTCACGTCACCGACCGTCAGTCGGCTCAACTCCTCGATCAGATCACGCCCGGCGACGACCAGCGTCTCGCCGTCGTCGCGCAGTTGCGTCGTGAGCGTATCGATTACGCCCGCGCCGATCAGCGTCGGCGTGTTGTTGATCATCGCGTACGCCAGCACCGAGCGCCGCGGTGTCAGCAGTTCGGCGGCGCGTGGGTCTGTCGCCGGCAGCGTCGCCGTCCAGTCGCCTGCCCGGTTCAGCCGCGCACGGCTGGCGAATGACTCGACCTCGACGATCGGCCCCTCGCCCGTCGTTGTCCCGGTGATCTGCACATCCAACCAGATGCGTAATTGCGTCATGCATACTCCGCGTAGAATGAGACGCCGATACCCAGTTCGGCGTCACTGTTGCCGCGTGTGAAAGTCAGGCTCGTATCGCCCGGCGCAAACTGCATCCATGCATCAATCGTATGGGTCGCACCCAGCACCAGGTTGACATATCTGTTCGATTCGCCCGTCGAAAGCGTGTACACCACGCTCAGCGCGCCGCAGTCCACCTTCAGTCTCAAACAGATAATCGTCAGGTTGATCTTCAAATCGATGTTGGTCGCCGTCCACTGCGGATTGATCAGCGATTGCCCGATCTCCCCATAGTCCGCCGTCAGCATCACATTCGACACCGGCAAATTGCCCGGATTCGTGATCGTGAAGATCTTGATCAGATCGCCCACTCCCAGCGTCGTCGTGACTATCGTGGCCGACTTCGCTCGCCACGGCGTGAGCTGCGCAAACTGCAGGCGCACCGGCTGATAGCCTTTTTCGTTATAGCTGCGCATCTGCGTCATGCCGATCAATCGGCATGACGCCACATGTTCCGCCGCGTCGCTATCGGCCTTGCGCGTCAGGCTGGCGCGTGTACCCACCGCCGCCCGCAGTGTATCAATCGCCGTGCGCTGCAACGCCGCCGTGCTCTCGCTCACAATCGCATCGATGGTCAGCATGTGCGGATAGCGCCGCGCCGAGCGCCCGCTGCCGTCGCCGTCGAACACCCCGGCCGCGGTGGGCGTGAAGCGTGTCGCCGCCGTCACCGGCGACACGTCGCTCTCCCGGTTGTAGTTCGGCAGCGTGATGCTGCCAAAAGTCGTGTACGTGTACGCCATCCTATGCCGCCTTCGCCGTCACAATGTGGCTCTCCACCAACTGCTTGCCCGCCGGCCTGGTCAGATCGGCTACAGCCTCGATGCGCAGCGGGATGCCCGTCGGCGTGCCTTTGCCCATGCGCAGTGCCCCGGCCAGCACCGCCACACCCTTATGCACGAAGAAGCGCACCGGAAGCTTCTCGCCGGCGTCGCTCAGCCGGTAGCCCTCGAAGCCCCACGCCCATTCACGCATCGCAAAATTGCCGCCCACCTCGATCACCGCATAGCCATCGCCGACCGTCACCGCGCCATCGAACACCATCTCCAGGTTCTCGGTCGTCATCTCGGCCAGCGTCGTCTCCAGCACCAACCCCTCCTGTCGGCGGAAGATGCGCACCGCCGACAGCAATTGCTCGACGCGCACGTGCACCAGGTCACTCTCCAGCGAAAAGCGCAGCGGCTCCAGTGTATAGCCCAGGCTCATCCAATTACCACCCCACGCCTCCCCATAGCCGATGGTTGTCTCATCTGGTACGGCCTCGCCCACCGGCGCCCGATACAATATTGCCGCCGTAACGAGCAATGCGCTCCTGGCCGATGGCTCTGGCGCTGGTTCATACTCAAATTCGATCAGCCCCACCATCTGGCTGATGTGAATCTGAATCTGATCGATTTCAATTAACAGCGCCGCCTGGCTGGCTCGAACGCTTTGCGCATCCAGCTCAACTAGCGCCGCCGCCTGGCTGGCTCGAACGCTTTGCGCATCCAGCTCAACTAGCGCCGCCGCCTGGCTAATCCTCGCCTCGGCCATCAGAACGTCCCTGCGGATTCAACTCCGAACTCAGCCGCATTCACCGCTGCCTCTGTCCAGGCAGAAGCACCATCCGCCTGCGTCGTCCAGCGCTCCCAGACATAGCCGTAGCTGGTGGGCAGCGCCTTTGCATCACTCTTGACTATGTTGGCGCCTGTCTTTGCCACAACCCTCACTTGACTATCTACTCCGGCGTCGCTCTTGCGCGCATAGGCTATCGGAATCACCGCCCGCACCGCATGATCCAGAGGCACCGTCACGTCACTGAATGCATACAAATCGAGCAGATTGGGCGCTTGCGCTCTATTAAAATCCGTCTCATCGTTCGGCGGCGCCTCATCCACATTTTGCCAATTCGATCCGGTGCTCGGCGTCCATTGCGTTGAACTGCCTGCCCCATTTGGAAATGCAGCCAGGAATCTTCGTGTCGGCGGCGGCGCATTGACTAGTGTCCCGACACCATCCCAAAAGTCAGCATAGAAATCGTCTACATAAACATGTAGTCCCCAGTTGTGCGATCCTGCGCCAGGCCAATTAAGTCCCGTGCCCGCCGCGTAAATGCCTGTAATCGCTGTGCGCGGCGTGCTTTCCCCCGATCGATATAGTCGGGTGTCGCCTGTCCACTCCGCCACTTTGACGCCATCCACATACAATGACGCAAATCCATCTGTTGCTGCAATATTTGCGATCATCGCCACATGTCGCCAAGTATTGACATTGGCCAACACTGGAACATTTTGCGTCACCGCTATCTGCACAGTCGAAGTCCCGATCACATAGCCTGCGACCAGGGTTACATCGTTATTAGTTGGGTTAAACCGAAAAACCAAAGATGCGCCGTCAACCATCATCCCAATAATAGGGGGAATATTGCCGGAGGTGGCGCTATTATGGCGAAAATGCATCCCGCATCGTGCCGTTGCACCAAATGCGCCTGCGAAACCGTGCGGTGCATTTGTGCCGCTGCTGCGATAGGACCATGTTCCCGTGTACGCTACGGTATTGCTAACTGTATACCCGGCGCCGCCCAGCCCCGTCACATCCGCCAGGCTCTGCGTTTCCGCCGATAGTTGCCCAAATCTAATCCAACTCATATTCACCTGTACCCCGCTGCACGCAGTCCGGCCAGCACGCCATCCTTGCTTGCCCGGCCTGCCGCCTGCGCATCCGGCACGCCGCTGATGTTGATCGTAATCTCAATCGGTGCGCCCGCCGCCTGCACCTGCGGCAGGGCCAACGCCGGCACCGTCCAATCGGCAGCCCGGTCGATCCCCGTGCGCACCTGGTCGACAATCGCCTCGCCCGCTTTGGCAAGTCCCCGCAACGGGCTGGACGGGTCTTTTGGCTCTGAGAACGGCAGCATATTGCGCCACTCCTGCAGCCGGTCCCCAAACCACGACTGCAAGCCGCCCCACGCCGCCCGCAGCCCGCTCCAAATGCCATCCACAATCGCCCGCCCGATGCCGCCCCAATCGACCGATCGCCACAACTGCACGATGCTGGCGATCATGTCGCTGAAAATGCGCCGCAGCGTCGTCCACCAATCGCGCACGATCCCCTGCAGCGTCTTCCCGGCCCCTTCCCAGTCGCCCGTCAGCACCTGCAGAAACACCTGCGCAATGTTGAGCAGCGTGCGGAAGACCAGCGACCAGAAATCCATCATCCAGCCGAAATAGGTCTGCACAGCCGCCACAATTGCCGCGCCATGCTCGTTCCAAAAGCCGGTGATCGCCGTCAGCACGTTCGATACAATCTGCTGAATACGCGGCATGTTCTCCGCAATCCACCCATTGAAGAAATTGAGCGGCCCGTTCGTCTGCGCCTGCACCGTCGTGCCCAGCCCGGCGAACCAACCCATCGCCGCCTCGATCATCGGCCCGACTGTTGCGTCAATCACCGCGCCAATCGCCGCCATCGCTGGCACCACCCGATCCGTGATGAACGCCGTCAACGGCGGCAGCACCGCCTGCACCATCTGATTGAGCAGGGTCGTCAACGTCGTCATCACCGGCAGCAGCGCCGCCCCCACCGTCGCCTGCAAGTCGGCCATCTGCGCATCCAGAATGCGCTGCTGATTCGCCAGCCCGCCCGACGTGCGCGCAAAATCGCCCATCGCCGCGCCCGCATCCCGCGCCATGATCGCCTGCACCGCCATCGCTTTTTCCAGATTGGTCAGCTCTTTGGCGCTTTCCTTGCCGGTCATCGCCAGCGCCTGCTGCTCCACCGCCGCGCCGTTGATCGTGGGGATATATCGCTGTAGCGCATCATACTCGCCGCGGAACGCGGCGCTCATTGCATCCAGCACCTCCGCCGACCCGCCCGCCACATTGTGGAAGGAGGCAAGATCGGCGCTCAGTTGCACCATGTTCTGCCCCACACCAGCCGCCTCGTCGCTGCTGGCGCCCAACTGCATGAACAGATTGCCAATCGTGCCTACGGCATCCAGCGCCGCCTGCTTGGGCAGCCCCATCGCCGTCGCACTGTTCTGCGCCCACTGCATAATCCCAACGCTCGACGACCCAAACAGCGTCTCAACCTTCGACACCGTTTCGTTCAAATCGGACGCCGCCGCCACCGAGTCGCCCAGATACGCCACTGTTCCCTGAGCCACGCTCGCAATCGCATTGAACGCCGCCATCCCGGCGCCCATCAGCATCCCGTTGATGGCGCTGCCCCACCCGTCGACCTGCCGCTTCCCGGCATCCAGCCCGGACTTTAGCCTGTCGTCGTTCGTGGTCAAATAGACTGCTGCATCGGTCAGCCGTATACCCATCGTGCATTTCCCTTTTATGAACGCGCGTCGCCTATTCAACCCCCATCATTTTCAGCAGTTCGCCGCTGGGCACGCGCTGCATTCGCTGCACATCGTCCACGCTGAACAACTGAGCGAACTCGATGGCGATCAGTTTGGCCTCGAAGCGCTTGCGGCGCACATACGCTGTTACCAAATCCACTGCTGTCAGTTCGTCAATCCAGCCTGCGCCACCGTACTCGGCTTCTACTAGCTCGGCGAGATCGAGTTGCTGGAACTCGGCGTCCAGCCATTCGCCAGCCGGATTAGATCGCCGAAAGGGAAGGCCAGCGACAGCACCTCCCGAAATGCTGTCAGCAATTCGCTCTCGTACGCTTCCGCCTCGATCCGTGCACGGTCGGCGGCCAGCACCGGCGAATAATCGAACAGCATCGCTGTTAATCGATCCGGCGCCGCCAGAATCACATCCTGAATCTGGCGCACCACCGACAGCAGATCGCCGACATTGTTCAGTTCCACCGTGCTGGCGCTCTCCATCAGCCCGCCCAGATCGACCAGCAGCGCAGCCAGGCTCGCCCGCCACGCCGCATTCTTGCGCATCGGCGCCTCGGCGATCTCGTAGCTCTTGCCGCCCAGGGTAACTGTCACTTTTTTGCTCATGAGGTCGCAGCCGCCGTCACGTTGTGGATCAAAAGCAATTGCTTGCCTGCGGCCTTTGTCGTATCTGGCAGCACCTCGATGCGCAGTGGAATCCCCACCCCGGCGCTTTTGGCAAAAGTCAACTGCCCGTTGAGCGTCGCCACGCCGCGATATACAAACACCCGCACCGGAAGCTTGGCGTTTACCGATGTCAGCCGATAGCCCTCGAAGCCCCACGCATACTCACTGATGCTCACGCTGCCGCCGGCCTCCACCGCATCAAAACCGGCCTGCGCCGCGCCTGCTGCCGTAGTCGTCACCGTGCCATCGAGCACCATGCCCAGATTGGCGCCGGTGATCTCCGCCAGCACCGTCTCGATCGTGACCGATTCCTCTTGCCGCACCGAGCGCACCGGCGCCGTCAGTTGTTCCACCATCAACTTAAAAGTCTCCGACTCATAGCTCAAACTCACCGGCTCCAGCGTGTAGCCCAAATCCGTCCACGAGGCGCCCCACGCCGCACCGTAGGCGACGCTTGTCTCATCCGGCACCGCCGTGCCCACAGGCGCACGGTAAATCTTCGCCGGCGTCACCAGAATATCTGTTACTGCCATCTCTAGCTCCTTTAGTAAACAACCCACGTCTGATAGGTCACAGTGACCTGCCAGAGATTCAACTCATGACTGCGCAGATAATCCCAGCCTGCCCGTTGCAGCGGCGCCAGCCATGTCGCGCCGTTCACCGCCGCATATTCGTCGAGCGCCCCATTCACCGCCACGGCCAGGTCGTGCGCACCGGCCTCCGTGTGTGCCATACAATACAGCGTCACCGTCGCCCGCTGGATCGGCGCCGTCCCCTCGCCGGCGTCCGCCAACTGCACGCTGTACGCCAGCGCCGGCAGGTCGATCTCTTGCGTCACCTCCATCGGCAAAATCCGAGTGCCGACAATCGCCGTCACCCCGCTAGATGCTGCCAGCCGTGCATAGATGATCGCCCCTGCGTTCATCGCTTCCCCTTCGGCATCTCACGCTCCAGCCCCTCGCGCAGCACCGCCGCCAACTCCTGCACCATCGTCGCCTTCGCCGCTTCGATGGCCTCTCCCAGAAAGTGGCGCCCGCTCGTGCGCCGGTACCGGCTCGCTGCCCGAAACCTGCCCTCGATCCGCAGCGCCTGCGCCCGGCGTGGCCGAATCGGCCCCACTTTCCGCCGCCCGCTCTCGATCAGATGCGCGTGGGGCGCACTGAAGGCAACTGTCGCCGCGCCCTGTGGCGGCTTCTTCTCCTTGCGCCAATAGGGGCGCCGCACATACGTGCTGCGCGTCGCCGTAGACACATACGCCGACTTAGCCAGGTTCCCGGTCACGCGTGGCACGCGCGCCACCGCTGCCCGCTGCAGCACCGTGCCCGCCGCAAAGAGCGCCGCATCGCCATGCTTGCCGACGATGCGCACAAACTCATCGCCATACCACGCCACCTGCACCTTGCGCTGCGCACGTCTTGCCACCTAAATCACCTCCGCATCGCCGATGATCTCCTGGCACTGGCACACCAGCATCCGCCGCCGATTGTCCGGGTCAGGCGTCGCCAGCAGGCTCAACACACGTGATCCCCACTTCAACCGCTGCGTGGGCGTCAGCCCCGCCCGGTAGCGCATCGTCACCACGTGCGTCGCCATCGCCACCACCTGCTCATTCGCCGTGCGTTCGCGGCCATCCAGCGTGCGCACCTCTGCCCACACCGTCGCCACATCCGCCCACGAAATCACCTCGGCGCCGCGGTCGTTGCGCGTCGTGCTCGGCGTCTGAATCGTCACCCGCTGCCGCAGCGTGCCCGCTCTCATACCCAGCTCACCCGATCCTGCGTCAGCAAATCCTTCACCGCCAGCGGCAGCCTGGCGACCATCGTTCCCACCATCACCACCTCACGATTCTCGTACCAATGCCCCACCGTCAACTTGATGGCGTGCTTATACTCCGCTGGCACCGCTGCGGCCGCACCGAACCCGGCCACATAGCGCACCACCAGCGCCGGCCCCGGCATCAGCGTCGCCGCCGGCCAACTTGCCGTCGGCTTCAGCATAATCAGCCCCGGCTCGACCTGGCTATACACCACATAGTCCGTGCTGGGCACCGTCCCGGCCACGCCAGCCTCGTCGGTATATGAAATGCTTGTCACGCTCACCAACGGCGGCAGCGGCAGCACAATCGAGCGCCCGCCGGGCCAACTCGCCAGCCGGTAATCCAACGTCCGCGTCACGAACGCCCGCCGCGCCAGCACCTCGCACGCCGCCCTGGCTGCCGCAATCAGGCTCGACAGCAGCGCATCGTCGTCGCTGCCATCCACCCGGCAATGCAGCTTCGCCTCACTCAGCGTGATCGGCTCCTCTGTCGGCGCCGTCACCACCACCAACTGACCCTCGAACATGGTTACCCCTTCGCCCTCTTGCGCGGCTGCGCGGGCATTCCTCGCCCCTCGCCCCTCGCAACTCGCTAGGCGCCACAGTGGCCCGCTCCTGCGCCAGATACCCGGCGCGGATCAAATCCGCCGCCGCAATCGGCGTCAACTCATACGTCTTCCCGGCCTCCAGGTGAATCATCTTCCCATCGGCCAGCGCATTGCATGTTTCGGTCGCAGTGTAGAGCACCAGCCCTCCCTCCTGATACGGCTCCAGCCGCACACCCTTCTCCCAGTGCGCCACCGGTGCGTCAAAGCGCCCCATGCTCACAAACCCCATCCGCAGCGCATCCTCGGCGAACGGAATGTCGGGACAGAAATTCACACCGTCCCCCACCTCACGGAAGGGCAGCGCCTCCAGCGTGTGCCGCCGGAAGAGCGTGCAGCCGTGCCCCACGCCGCTCACCCGCCCCACCCCGGCCGCCTTGAATTGCGCCAGTTCGAACGGGTACAACGTCAGCGACATTCCCAGGTTCCGGTCGTTGATATACTGCCACGTCGACAACTGCCGCATCCCGTGCCGCAGCACATAGGGCGCATAGACCACATCGGCCGCCGTCCCGTACATCCGCTGCAGCGCGTCGTCCGGCATCTCGTTGTCGTGCTCCACCGTCAGCAGCGCATCCCACTCCCCGGCGAGGAAGACCTCCCGCGCCACCTGGTACTGATGCAGCACATTCCGATAGTCGCCCACCGGGTACGGATTCTCCCGCCCGACGCGCCAATCGGCGTAGCCCTCGAACGTGCGCAACTGCACGATCACCGACGCCTCACACGCCGGGTGCATCGCATCCTTCCCCGTCGTCGGGTCTGTATAGGTCGGCGTGAAAATCAGCACCCTACTCATTCCGGCGCCCCCCTGCTGATTCGCTGCACCCTGGAGGCGATGCAGTCATACCAGAACACAATCGGCTTGGCGTCGAACACGGCGGCGATGAAGTCGAAATCGCCGTCATATACCTCTTTCCACGCCCCTGCGCACTGTTGGAACAATTCACGCCGGATCACACACGCGCTGACCCCGATGTGCCCTCTGACCGGCCGCTTGCGCCAGTGCGCCCCATCCGGCAGCACGCCCAGCGGACCGTGATCCATGCGCATCATGATCACATCCGGCGCCGCCAACTGCACGATCAGCGCAAGCTGCTCGACCAGCGACTCGTCGATACACACGTCGTCATCGTCCAGGACCCAGATGAAGTCGCCAACCAACTGCGGCGCATACTGCCCAAGTTGCGCATTCGCCCAGCCGCAGCCGCGGCCAACATCGTCGACGAGCAGCGTCTGCTGCCAGTCGCCCGATGTCTGCGCCGCCAGGCTCGCCTGGTTCGCCGCCAACATCGTCGGCCGCTTATACGTTCGGGTCAGAATCTCCAGAAAGGGCATTTCGCCTCCGTAGGGGCGCCCCTTGCGGACGCCCCTACCATTTGACTCAGGACTACGGACTAAGGACTGACCGCCTACGCCGTCGGGTGCTTGCCGTATACCACCGCTTCAGCCTGCAGCACCTTGTACACGATGCGCGTGTAGTAGCGCAGCACAAGCTGCCCGTTGTCCGCCTTGCTGAACGGGTCGCGCAGGAACGTCATGCCGGTCGTGCGCACGCCCACATAGCGGAACGCCCCGAACACGCTGCTCTTGTTGCCCGCACCGATCGCCGGCATATACTCGGAATGGCGCACCGGGTACGTCCACAGGCCCTGATCTCCACCCGCCGGCGTGGGCGCAAACAAAAAGTCGCTCCCCTGCAGCGCATGGTACTTGAACCGCGTCGCCCGCTTCATCAGCCACTGACCCATCTCGGCATACTCATCCTTCACCGAGGAGATCAACAGCGGAATGTCGGCCGCCGTGGCCGCTGCTGCCGCGCCCAACGTGACGCTCGTGCCGTTCGCCAGCACCTCCGTCACCAGCGCGCTGTTGTGCGTCAGCGCATACGCATCGCCCACATAGCCGTTCAGGTAGTTGATCAGCAGGCTGCCCTCGTCGGCCAGCAGCTCGTCGCTCAGCTCCAATTTTTTCGTGAACTTCGCCAGCGTCATCACCGACTGGCCGAACGTCGGCGCGTCCCGATCCTGCGCCCCTGCCTCGTTGGTCGCCACGAACGGATTGGCTACCCCACCCGTCGGCACATTCACAGTCGTGCCCAGGCCAGGCACTTCCATCACGCCCAACTGCGGATAGAGCAGCAGCTCGTTGGCGCGCTCGATGATCCCCTGATAATGCCCCGTGGGCACCAGGTACCCGCCATCGGCCGGCGTCGTGATGTTCAGGTCAGTGTCGTTGCTGGCGCGTGCCTCAGCGCGCATCTGCGCATCCATCTCGCGGATGGCACCCTCGTCGCCGCGTGCATACAGCCGCACCGCACGGATGTCAGCCTGCCAGCGGTCGTCGCCACGGTGGCGAATCTGCCCCGGCGCCTGGCTGCCGCTGGGTCTGCTCGCCCGCGTCGCCGGCGCCGATGCACTGCGCTCCAGCTCGTCGACCGTTTCCAGCCGCCTGATCTGCTGGTCGAGCTCGCCCACCTCACCCTGCAGCCGGTCGAACTCGCCAGCCTCTTCCTCGCTCATTGTCTCCTGCTCGGTCAGCGCCCGCATCCGGGCCACCGCTGCCTTGCGCTTCGCAATCAACTCATCCAGTTTCATCTGCTCTACTCCCCAATCTCTGATCTCCCGTAGGAGCTACCGATTCAATTCCACCAACGCCAGCCGTCGCCGCCTCATCGCCAGGCGCCCCTGCGCCCGCTCCGCGTCGCTCCCGTCCCCGGTTCGCCCGAACCGCGCCGGAATCGCCGGCATATCGCCCCACGCGTCGGATTCTCCCGCACGTGCCGCAACCGTCGTCTGAGGATAAGCCGGAAACGTCACCGGGCTAACCTCGTACAGCACCACCTTCCGCAGCGTGCGGATCAGCATCCCGCTCTCATCCTGATCCCACTCGTCCTCCAGCACGTCGAAGGCGAAGGACATCTGATCCACATCCCCGCGCTGCACGCTCACCAGCGCATCACGCCCAGCCTGCGTTGTCGGTGGGTCGATCTCCACCCGCAGCCCGTGCGCATCCTCTTCCAGCCGCAGCGTGCCCGCCTTCGTGCGTCCCAGCGGCAGATTTGTGTCATGGTTCCACAGCGCCCGCACATCCCCACTCAGCGCATTGGCGAACGCCCCACGGGCGATCTTCTCGCGGAACATCCCATACAGCACCACCGAGAGCTGATTGAACACCGCCGCATACCCGGTCAGCGTAGGTTGCTCGCCCTCGTTGCCCTCCGCCCTCAATTCAGTCGGGAAAAATCGGCGCTCCATCTACTCCTCCGTTGCTCGCTCTGCCACAATCATACAGTCGCAGCCGCCGTGCAGCCGCCCACTGCGCACCCGATGCCGCACCTTCATCGGCCCGGCCTCGCCGCCGTCCAGTTCGGCGCCCTCTTCCAAAAATGACTCTTCGATCCCGATCACCCGCCCATTCAACTGTCGACAGAACGGGCAGCTCGTACCCGCCGCCACCCATCGAATGCGCGTGATCTGATGAATCCTATAGGCGGCGATCACAAACGCATTCAGCCCCTCGAAGGCCTGGCGATCCGCCACCTTCCCCGGCTTGCTCTCCTCCCACCGCGTCAGCCGCTCTTCGATGGCCGTTGCCGGGTCATCCCCGGCCGCCACCGCCGCGTCGAGCACAATCCCAATCTGCGTCCGGCTGCTCGCTGCCCAGCCGTTGCCCAAATTCTCCAGATACTCGATCACAAACTGGCGCAGTTCATCCGTCAGCCCTGGCGACTTCACCCCGAGCTCGGCGCTGGCCGCCAGCATCGCCTGCCGTGCGTAGGCCAGCAGCGCCGCCCGGAACGCATCCGCTACCACGCCGCCAAACTCGTTATAGAGCGCCGTCACCGCGGCCAGGAACTCATCGTCGGCGCGCTTGCGCAAATGCTTCTCCACCAGCCGCCGCACATCGCGCACCTCACGCCCCGTCAGCCGCCGGGCAACATCCTCCAGAACCGGCTCCATCGCCCGCGCCATCTCGACGCGCGTCAGCCGCAACTCCTCGACCGCATCATCCTCAGCGCGCCGCTCCGTAGGAGCATCCCCTTGCGGGTGCTCTCTCCCGCATCGACACCCCTCGCCATGGTCGCACTGCTCGAATGCCCGCACCTGCGCCGCACTCACCGCCGACACCCCCAGCACTGCCTGATCCAGCGGCGCCATATTCAGCGGCACAAAGTAGGTATCGCCGTTCGCCACCGGATTCATATCCTCCAGCTCGCGCACGTCGTTGATGCTGAACCAGCCCCACTGCAGCCCCGCAGCATAGAACTGCGATCGGCTCGCATTATCCCCGCGCAGCAGCCCCTGTAATTTGTGTTTGGCGTAATAGCGGGTACGCTCCTGCGCCGTCATCAAATCCCGCCCAATCGCCTGCTCCCACAGCACCAACCAGGGCATCAGCGCATAGATCACGAACTCCAGCCCCATCTGCTCCACATTCGACCACGTTGCCCGATCCAGATCGCCCGCCATGTGTGGCGGCACCCGGAACAGCGCCGCGATCTCCGTTCTGGTCAGCTTCTGGCTCTCCAGAAACTGCGCGTCGCTCTGTGGAATCCCGATGCTGGCAACGTCCAGCCCCTCCTCCAGAATCGCCACCCGGTTCGCATTCTGCGGCCCCATGTGGCGCTTCTCCCATGCCTCCAACAGTCGGGCATACGCCTTATCGCTCAGCGTCCCCGGATGCTTCAACACACTGCCGGGCTGCGCCCCATTGTCCCAAAACGCCGACTCGAAGCGCTCCATACTCAGCTTGCGCTCGAACGTGCGCCGCGCCAGCGCCACCGGCGAATAGCCCATCAGCCCGTCGAAGGAAAGTCCCCGCACGTGCATAATCTCCCGCTGTGGGAACGTGCGCATCTTCCCGCTGGCCTCTCGATACTCATAGACCAGGCTCTCATCCGGCGCCCGCGTCACCGTCATCCGGTTCGGCGCCAACGGCCACAACTCGATCCAGCGCCCGGCGCGGTCGGGAACCTTCTGCGCATACCCATTTCCCCACGTCGTCAAATGCCCCTGCAGCGTCATCCGCAGATCGGCGCTCGTCATCTCCGGGTTGGGCAAATCATGCAGCAGCCCATAGATCGGCAGTTCCGTCGCTCGCCGCGTCCCGCGCCCCTCACGTGCGCGCACCTCCAGCGGCAGCATCATCACCGACTCCGCCACCACCCGCACACACGCCAACACCGCGCCGATCTGCATCGCCGAATCCGGCGACACCGCCGACCCGCCGCGCAAAAACTCCACCGGCCAATTCGCCGGATCGTCGAGCGTCAGCTCCCGCAAATTCCCAATCAGCGTCGAAACAAAACCCATACCCACACCCTACCACGCGCAGGGGAACCAACAGTTCACTCTCTGATGTTTTCCAGGAAAACAAAAGCGCCGCCCCACCCAGGACGGCGCCGCCTCCTCGATCACCGCCCGGATAACCAACCGCTCCCCATCCCATCGCAGCGTCACGTCATGACAACCCAGATCGTCCCAATTGATCGCCTGGTTGGGTAAATCCGCCGGCGACAGATCGCCCAGCACCGCATTGATCTCTCGCCCCATTTTCATCAACCAGCCCGTAACACTGGCGTCAATTCGAACCATGTCACTCTCCCATCAGCGCAATCTCTAATCTCCCAATCTCCCAATCTCTTCTTTTTCACCCTCCGCCACCCGCCACACCCCACCATCGTCGACCAGCGGCACCACCCGGCTCATCCGCTCCAACATCGACCGGGCGCCACGCGGCGTAATGTCCAACTCACTCGCCAGGCTGCGCACCGTCACCGCGCGCCCCTGCGCCAACCGGAACGCCGCCAACGCAATCCGCTCAGTGGGTAACATATCGCTCAGCATCGCCTCCCCCATCGGAATCACAACGGCGATTCTATCGCCCCTCGCCCCGCGCCCCTCGCCCGCGATGCGCCTGCGCCCACCCGGCCAGCACCCCCAGCGACACCAACAACGCCCCGGCATAGGCCAACACCGCAACCACGCCCCACAACGTCCAAATCGCCAGCCCCAGCATGATCACCCCGGCCAGCACCAGCACATCGTCGATCCCGACACGCCCTACGCTTTTCGCCCCTCGCAACTCACTCATAGCGACCGAATCCCCCTTTCCTCATACACCGAACGTTGACTCTCTGGGTCATGCAGCGTCGCCCGTGACAACGCCATAACCAACGCAACGATCCCGTCAATTTTTTCGCCACTGTGGCGCTTGTCTGGCTTCACATTGCCTGCCGGGTCCCGCTGCGCAACCAGGTTGTAGGCCATCCACGTCAGCACAGGATTATCGCCGTGCGCAAGCTGACCACTCACAATCAGCTTCTCCATCTCCTTCATCGGCGCCGACATCGACTGATATCCCTGCCCAATCTGCACGACCGTCATCCCGCGAGCAGCAAACCACAGATAAATCGCAGCCGCCCCCCATCGATCAAACCCAACCTCTCGCACGTCATACAACTGGGCATCCCGGTCGATCTGGGCATACACAAACTCATAATCGATCACGTCGCCGGGAATCGCCTCAATCCAGCCCTGCCGCACCCACGCATCATAGGGCACCTGGTCACGCCTGCTGCGCTCGTGCATGGCCGTCTCCGGCACCCAAAACCGCGGCAGCACCCGCCACAATGGATCATCCTCAGTCGGCGGGAAGACCAGCACCCAAGCCGTAATATCCAGCGTGCTCGACAAATCCAGCCCGCCATAGCAAGTGCGCCCGGCCAGCGCTTCCACATCCAACGCCCCGCCGCAGCCCTTCCACTTGTCCGGGTGAATGAACTGCTCCGACGCGCGTGTCCAGACATTCAGCCGCTTCGTCAGGAAGGAGGTCAGCGCGCTGGCGATCTTCCTCGCCTTGCGCGCCTGCTCGCGCAGGTCGACCAAATCCACACTCACGCCCAGGTTGGGATTCGCCTTGATCCAATTGCGCTCGTCCCACTCGTCGTCCCCCTCATCGAGCGTGAAGATTATCCCAAAATGGGAATCATCCTCGATCACACCGTCCAGCACCTGCAGCGTATAGCGCCGGCGCTCGTAGCAGAACGACGACTGGTTAAACCCTGCCGTCGTAATGCCAAACATCAACGGCTGCGTGCGTGCCACTGTCCCCGTCTCCAGCACATCCCAAATTTCCGAAGTGCGGTGGGCGTGCAGCTCGTCGACAATCGCACAATGCACATTCAACCCGTCCATCGTGTCCGAGTCACGTCCAAGCGGCACAAAAAGGCTCGCCGTGTCCCACTTCAGAAAGAGCTTGTCCTTGTGCACCGTCACGTGCCGGCGTAGGTGCGGCGACGCCTTGACCATCCGCGCCGCCTCATCCCACGTAATTTTTGCCTGATCCCGTTTCGTCGCTGCCGAATACACCTCCGCCCCGGCCTCGCCATCGGCGATCAGCATGTACAGCGCCAGCCCGCTCGCCAGCGTACTCTTGCCATTCTTGCGCGCAATCTCGACATAGCCAGACCGGAACCGCCGCCCCCCCGATCTCCGGTGCCATCCAAACAGCACCCAGAGAATCGCCTGTTGCCACGGCTCCAGCTCGATCAGCCGTCCAGCCCACCGCCCTTTGCTGTGGTGCAGATAATCGAACCACTCAATCGCATGTGCCGCAGCGTCACGGTCGAAATACAGCCCGCGCTGGCGCCCCCGCTTCAGGTCACGCTTATGCCGCTCACAGAACAGGCGCACCCATCGGCACGCGACCACCTTCCCGCGTATAACATTGTCAATGTACCGTTCAGCCGGGTGTTTCCTACTCCGAGCCCGACGCGTGCCGGTGCCGGATGAACTCAGAGAGAGGGTCTGCTTTTTCGCCATCGGCTGACTGTATCCGTGCTCTGCTGATCGGCGACAGCCCAAGCAAATTCATCAGTCCTGTCGCCATGTCTGCCGCCTGCCGCCACGTGATGATTGCCGGGTTCCGGCGTGGCTCGCCCCCGTGCGCAGCGTCCGCCACCTCGATACCGCCACTCAGAATTTGCTCATACGCACGGTCGCGCACATGCAGCGCTTGGCATAGTTGCAGCACAATCTGCGTGTCGTGCTTGGTGGCCACCCCCTTTGGCAACAGATTGGCAACGGCCTCCCAGTACGGCAGCAACGTCGGGTCAAGGCCATCAGGCATCGCCAGCGGCTCCCCGTGCTGCTGTGCGGCTACATCCCTCTGCCCTGACAGGAAATTCCCCATCTCACAATTTCCAGATTTTCTTCCGTGCGAAAGCTCTGCTTCGCATCCGGTCTAGCTCGCCGCCTTAGCAAATTGTCGATCCCCCCTCCGGTGGCCTATGGTCAGCCGCCCGCATTCGTAATCCGGCTATGACAGCTATGGCAAAGCGCCTGCAGATTGCTCTCGATGTCCAGCCCGCCGTCACGTTTGGGGATGATGTGATGCACGTCGGTCGCAGGCTCGACGCGACCATTGCGCAGGCAGATCACACACAGTCGGTGCGACCGCAGGTACATGGCTCGCCACCGGCGCCAACTGTAGCCATAGCCACGCCGTGACGACGACCCGCGCCGCTCATCGATCTCCTTGTCGCGCCGGCGACGCAGCGGCCCGCACACATTGCACACCCCGTTGCGCACCAGCCCCGCGCAACCCGGCCGCCGACACGCCGTCGGCGCTCGACTCGGCATCAGCGCCCTCGCATCAACTGGTCAATGCGGATAATCCCCATGCCCAGCCCAAATAGCAGCGCAGCGAACACATAGCAGAACCCGGCGAACAAATAGGCTGCCTGCCAGCTTATATCGGCAAACTCACGCCAGCCCGAAAAGAAACCAATCACCGGCACAAAGAGCATCACGAACCCGACACCCCACAACAGCCGCTTGGTCGGGTTGAGCGTATTCGTCTCCGCGGTCAGCCGCTGCACGTCCCCGCGCATTTCATCGACATCGCCCTGCAGATCATCGATCCGCCGATTGACGCGCGTCTCCAGCCCGACCAGCTTCCCCTCGATCCGCTCGCCCCACTCATTGAACAACCGGATCAGCCTGATCTCATCCGCCTCGATGTCCGTCGCCCCGCGCTCGGCCTGGCCGCCCAGCAGCACATACTGGCGATTGGCGCCGGGACGGCTCACCAGGTACGCCTCGCTGATCGGCATCCCTGCCGCCAACGCCGCCGCCAACTGTGCCCCCGTCGTGAACGCCAGCAGATCAGCCACCTCCGCAATCGTCGCGATCACGACGCAACCAATCTCATTGTGAATCGCCATCGCCACCTTCAGCGACGCGCACGAATTGAGAAACACCAGCCGCGGTGTTTGCTGACGCAACAACTGCACCAACTGCGATGCAGACAACATGCCGTCGGCGAGCACCAGCCCTTCCTCCGACGAATGTCCCGCAAACCAAATGATGTCGTATCGGGAGCGCTGCAGCTCATCGATCAGCGTAGCAATCGTCACCTCGGAAAACAGCAGCCGCGGCGCCAGCATGTTCGACACGCGCTGCACCTCCCGATCCACATCGGGCAGCGTATTGTCATGGTGAGCAATTAGCAGCGTCCGGTGGCGATTGGGCGC